TGTTCTCCTTGTTTGGGTTAAACAGCACTACGTTCACATCGTAAATACGCCCACAGGGACTTGAACCCCGAACCTACCGCATATAAGGCGGGTGCTCTAACCATTGAGCTATGGGCGCATATATTAATCGTAATGGTTATGGGTTTTCTTACTGAATAATCAGCGAGCCGATCCTAAACACGCTGCCTTGGACGCGGGTAATTCATTCCGCCCATAACCATTAGTACTCCCACGGAGAATTGAACTCCGGTCTCCTGGATGAAAGCCAGGTATCCTCGGCCACTAGACGATGGGAGCATATTTAAAACAACATGGGCCCTCTGGGACTCGAACCCAGAACCTATTGGTTAAAAGCCAAGTGCTCTACCATTGAGCTAAAGGCCCGTTTTCAATTCATGCTTATAATCTAACACAAGGACGTTTATTTGTCAAGTCCTAAAAGTGGAGACGGTGGGAGTCGAACCCACGTCCGGAAATAACTACCTAAATCTCTATCAACGCCGTAGGACAGTTAGGAGTACCAAGGTGTCCAACCTCACGGCCTTGTAACGTCTATGCCGATCACGAAATACATTCTTTGGTGTATATATCCGCACCCAGCTCTATTCCTGAGAGTCACCCGAAATCATTTACTTCCCTGTATATCTTATCGGTATCAGATAGTGGGAAGGGCTTAAGCAGCCAGCAAGTAAGCGTTGTCGATTACTTTGTTTTTACTACAATGGCGTATCAACCTAGTATCATTAAACCCGTCGAAACCATTACGTCCCCGTATTTTCAATCAACTAGTGCTCGGGGCGAGATTCGAACTCGCAAGCCCATAGGGGCGTCAGATTTTAAGTCTGATGTGTATACCGTTCCACCACCCGAGCATATTTCTCATTTCCTATATATAAAATATAACGACTTAGCAGTGAATTGTCAAGCACCGCTAAGTCGTTGTAAAATAAGAACTTATATTTTTGTTACATTTCCCACTTGCCTTTTGGACAACCATCCTTATCTTTTGGTGAATAAACTTTCTTGTTTAAGGGGCATCCGCAGGCTCCACAAACGTATGCTTTAGTTATTTCTAAAAACTTTTTATGTTCGCAGGAATCACATATTGACAAACGATGTTCTGCAATTTTCTGTTGTTCCTCTGTTGGGTTAGCAGCACGTTTCCAAGCCACTGCAATTTCTAAAATATTAGGTATTTTCATATTGTGTATCCAAAAAGTTTAAAATCGTCGTGGAAAAGATATTCTATTAATTCTTTAAAACGATTGGTGTTTGTATTTATTGAAGTAAAAGTTTCACTCTTATGAATTATTTCTAATTTAGAAACATCATAACCGAGTGTATTTTCTATCCAATTATTGAACTCACTTATATTTTCATACTTGAAAATTTTTACCTTTGGGTGATATGCCATTTCAGTTTGGGTTCGAAATGACGCAAAAAATCCACTAGAACCATTGCCACTATAGATCAAATCTTCTGCCAACTCATCATATGTATTTTTATATTGGCAATTTTTATTGAAAATTCCATACAAGGCCTTATAAAAGAAATCTTCATCAGAAATAAATCTCTTATAAGTTTCCGATGCTTCTTTTGGTCTTAAAGTTTCAGGTCTACTAATTTTTTGATCACAATAGGAACAAAAAGCATAATCTATTCCTGGATGTTGATCCCACTCATCCTGTGTTCTGTAGGCCATCTGTGTCATTTTATTTAAAATAGACACCATTCTAGAAACTGGATGTCTAACTAAAGAAAATGCAGGATAAGATTTATATTTGGATCTCACTTCTTCAGAGCAATTCAAGTAACAATCTGTATTGATATATTTTTGGTGACTATGTGCAAACTTATTAACAGGGTCATAATCCTCACCCTCAAAAAGTTTAGTATATGCAATAGTCCCGGTTCTAGGAACTCTTACCCAAAAATATTTTTCATCTTTCAATTTAGAATTAACAATCATAATAATAATTATATTTTAGGCGAAGGTATCACAAGTACCGTTTGGTCCAAAATTTGCACAAATACAAGTCTGAACTTTTACAGCACAGTAAGAAGAATCGGTTCCCCAAGTACTAAAGTTACAAGTAACAGGGTTACAAGGAATTAGCAACTGAACGGTAACTTCATCCTGAACATGGAATCCGTAGGTTTCTTCTACACTCATGTCTTCTAGTTCACTTGGATCATCAACATAAACAAAGAATAATACAGGACATCTGGTTATTATTTCATTGTCAGAATTAAGAGCTGACATAACTAGCTTATATCTTCCAGCGGCCGCATCTGCTGGTGGAGAAATGGTTAGTACATTGTCTACCAAAGTGATCCATTCAGGGCATCCGTGTTGTGGATTTGTGTCGGTTGTGGTTCCTACTACAACTGAACTTGCAACATCAAGATATTCTACAACTCTTGTTACACTAGTTCCTCTTTTAATGCCTAATTCAGAAATATCAAAGCTACAACCAGATGTAATTACACCAGATAAACTTGGTGAAAAAATTAATTTATTAGGTGTTGTTGAATATATGGTTTCATTTCTGAACAATAAATCTTCTTTAGCATTGGTAACTAATAATTCTTGAATTGCTGCAGCATTTAAATCTGAATTTGCAACAATGAATTGTGCAACAGCACCAGAAACAACACCTGCTGCTAAAGACGTACCGGAAGATTCTATCAATCCGCCACCTAGTTGAGCATGAGTAATGTCAATACCTGGAGCAGTTATATCTACCTCCTCACCATAACTCATGATTAAATCGGTTCCCCAAGAAACTACACGATCAAATGCATCAGAAGCTCCTACACCCAAAACAGAATCTAAACCTACAGGTGAATAATCATTTGCATCATCGCCTGAATTTCCTGCTGCTGCAACTACTACAAGATTATCATTTTGAATCTCAACAATCTTTGCATCCAAGACCTGAGATTTGGCAATTCTCCATGAGCAGTTTACAACTGCAGGAGAAGCGTCATTATGATCAGCCAAAATTGCATCAAATGCAGAAATTAATACACTTACAGGTGTAGAAGTTGAGTGTGGGATAACTACACTTTTAATATGAACGCCTGAAGAAATACCAACCGTATTACCCGCAATCACACTTGCTACTGCTGTACCGTGAGCTTCTGGTGTGAAGTCATCGTCATGACTCCAAAGGTTGGTTATAGTAACACCGGAAAATTCAGAGTGGGTAGTTTCAATTGCTGTGTCCACAACGTATACATCCACCCCTGAACCATTACTTTCCGGATAATATACGGATCTCATTGGGAGCTGAGGGGATACTAAACGTAACTGATGCCAATAAGGGTCAGTTTGTAAATCAGGCAACACCGCAATGTCTTCTTCAAAAGATACAACACCAGCAATACTTGAAAATGATGTATCGTCTGCATCAACATTCATAACACCGATGTTACTGAATGTTTGATTAATGGTAACACCTGCATCTACTAGAGCATCATGTAGCGCTGTGAAATTTGTGTTTTTGTCGTAAATAATATTATACGTGGCCATTTAATTTTCCTTAAGGTTTAATTTTTCTAAAGCCCATTTTCTTTCCATGCAAAAATAACATCCTCCACATGGATTTATATAACCATCTTGGTATCCACAAGATCTAGTTAAACGAAAAAGATCCATAATATCATTATCAAAATAAACTTTGGTTATTTCTATTTTATCTATATCAATAAAAGGTCTTAAATGTTTATCATTTAAAGGATTACCTCTTACTGGTGGTGTGTCGTTTGGTAAAACTTTTGTAATCACAAATTCATTTTCATCCCATATTACCTTATTACAACCTGTGTAAACATAATCAGTATTCATAACAAGAATTATATCGGAAACTGCATTTCTTATCAGTCTTTTAATTTCTTTACCAACATTGGAAAAATACAAAGAAACTCCAAAATGATTTTCTATCCAGGATAGAGCGGATTTTGTCACATTATATTTATCTGTATTTTTTAGATGCATTGTAAATGCTTGTATTTCTAAATTTAGATTCTGTTCTAAATTTTGTTTTACAAGCAAATATAAAAGTAAAGTGCTATCTACTCCACCGGAACAAAGAACACCTATCTTTTTTGCGTCGTGTGGTATTTCTATTTTCATATTTATATTTATAAGATTTAAATCACGGAGAGCCTGGGATTCGAACCCAGAAGTCCTTCCGGACGCCAGTTTTCAAGACTGGTGCAATAGCCGTTCTGCCAACTCTCCAATGCCCACAGAGGGAATCGAACCCCCACTCTGAAAAGAACCAGATCCTAAGTCTGGCGCGTCTACCAGTTCCGCCATGTGGGCGACATCTATTTGTTCTGCTAATTTACAATCAATAGCTATCTTTGCATTATGTATCTCAACAACTAAACTTCTACCATATCTAGACAATGGACATACATCACAACCATTTATAAAACCGCGCTCCATTAATCTTTCCTGATCTTCCAATGATAAGGAATCCATGGAAGTTAAAGAACAAGTTTTATTTATTTGTATGTCTATTAGTTTCATAATATAATTTGTTCTCCATACCAGAGGTGGGACTCGAACCCACAAGCCGAAGCGTCAGGTTTTGAATCTGATGCGTATACCAATTCCGCCACTCTGGCAAACATTATTTTTTCTTTTTTCTTGTACTCTTTTTTTCCTGAGCTGGTTCTAAAGGCGCACCTAATTCTATAAGAACTTGTCGCATATTTGGATACAACTCTAAAAGAGTCTGATCCTTAATGTGTACCAAAAGATTTGCTTCCTTCCAGTGCAAACCCTCTAACATTTGAATCCATTTAATTTCTTTTTGATGGTTCGGCATATTCTCCATACTCCCACCAACTTGGTAGTTTCTTATTCTACGAAATTCTTGTCGAACCGTAGAGAACCCGATGCCGTCGGGTATATCAGTTTCTGGTTTATAGGTTTCAGGCATACCTTCAGGTAATCCAGTAATCCTTTCAGCCTGTAACGTGCCCATACGAATCAAAGGGGCAAAAGTAACATCTAATTTTGCAACTTCTTTGGTTCTAGAAACTTGTTCTTCCAGAGAAGAACCTTCGCTGATATAATCTAATTTTTCATTCAACATCAAATTCGCATGCAGTCTCATTCTAAAACTCCGTAATATGATCCATAAGATTTTTCATCCTATGTGCTATAAAATAATTTAAAAGTTTACTTCTATCACGAACACCTTTTTGCTCGATAAAGTTATTTATAACATCTTCTTTTAGCACGCTAGGAATATAACTAAGGTCAATTAAAGCAGTATTTCTTCTTACATTGTTCTCATGTGGGGTTCCATCCCAAACTGTGATGGGTTGTTCTGTCCATAAATTAAGATCCTTTTTACGAATTGGCTTCTGGCGTTTGCCTTCGATAAAGGTATCATCATCGGAAAGGAAATTAGGTACCCCATCACCTTTATCACCAAGAAGAATTTTTTCTACTAATTCTTTCTCAGGGTTCTTACTCTTAATCCACTTCTTAAAAATAGGAGAATATTGACTGACATTCTTATATTTTTGAAGTTGAGCAAAGTCATGATCACCTGAAAGAATTAATACGGGCTGAGGTTCATACCCCAAGCCGATTTGAACTAAATCATTATCTTGAGTCCATTCAACCAAAGAAGCAATTACATCATCTGCTTCTGCTGTATGAACCTCCACAACAGGATAAGGAAAGTTCTCTGAAATTTCCTGTTTAATTTGATTAAGAGCTTCAAAAATTGCACTCCAATCAAAACCAGAATCATCCCGAGCTTTTTTTCTATTTGCTTTATAGAAAGGATAATCTCTCTTTCTCCAGTAATGTTTATTGTCACAAGCAAGAACTATTTCACCATATTCTTCACCAAATCTTTTCTTGTAACTTCTAATAGCATTAATAATCATATGCCTAACTAATGGTAGACTAATTTCTGCATCAGTCCTACCTCGGAGCTCAGCCATTAAGGTACTAATAGCAGTTTGGCTGTAATCAACTATAATCATTTTAGTTCACCCTTAATATAATTAAGTTGCTATTAGTCCTACCAGACATATCCTTGCACTTTGCCCGAATATCATTAAACCAATTTACGGTTTGATTCTTCCTGAGCTTTTTAAATTCTACGAGCTGTTCTTCTGGCTTGCGAAGAATTTTCTCACAGCTATTCTTCCAACCATAGATAGTTGCCCCCTTAACATACAAGGAATTCTTTACTTCAGCCTCATAATAACCCAACTTACGCTTCTTGGTATCATAAATCCACACAATATCAGCGCCAATAATATTAACAGGATCTTCCGAACTAAGGTCTAATTCTGGGAAAGTATCCATGTACTTGATCTTACTAGCCATCTTTCTCTTATCCACAGGACGCTTACGCCTAATGCGTTGAGTCTTTAGAGAAGTCCCGTGCCTAGAAAGAGAATCAATAAGAGCATTGAATTCATCAATAATTTTCTTAAAATATCTAGCCTTAATAAAGGAATATCCTTCATTCAAATCCTGATCTTCACCGCTGACTACTGCATTCCATTCTGACAGATAAGTTTCTATATGTCGAATAATCAGTTTAGTGTGTGGACCCTTAATGTTTCCACTACCCACCTCAAAGATTTTATTCATCATAGCCTTTGCTGACAATAATTCACCGCCAAAGGCCTCATCAACAAAATAATCAATCTCAGCAAAGACAGGATTAAGCTGCGAAAGCATAGCATCTTGAACGCTAACCTTGGCAGTATTATCTTGTGTCTTTACCTTAGACTTCTTAATATTTGTAATTTGTTGAATATACTCTTCCAAAAGTTTCTTGTGCTTTTGTGACAGAGGAAATTTTCTAAGATTCATCCTAGCCAAAGATGCTGTAGTAGGATTTACCTTCTTAGTATTTCCTAAAGAAGAAACAAGAGACTTAGAATTAGAAGAATAATTTGTCTTTATCCATTCCTCCAGATATTTCCTATAATTCTTATCTGTAGCACAATAATTATGCCAATTCAGACCACGAAGAAGTTCGCTGGTATAATTGTCTTCATTGACCTCAACATCATCCCAAACTGGCTCATCATGTACAAATTTAGTTTCAGAAGCTGGAGGATAAACTGCATGCAGTTTAACCATTGATCACCTCGAACCTTTGAAAGGAATCCCATCGGAAGGCTCGCCAATCATTTACATCTAAGGCCCAAACTGTGCAAACATCTGCACTCTTGGTCTTAGTGGAGGTGTTCTCTGAAGTAGAGGCGGGAATAACAGATTCCTGAAGAGTACAAGGCATCACCCGGGTTGTTCCATCCTTCTTAGTGAAGGTAATTTCTACAACCCCGTTTTTTAGCCTGTCAATTAAATCTGTTTGAAAATCGGTATAGTCAATCATGTTGACACTCCTTATTTTAGAGTTTTTGTTATATTAAATATAACATTAAGGAATGTCTTTGTCAATACCTATTTTGATTTTTTTAAGAAACGGAACCAGGAATTTGACCATTTTTTGTTAGGATACTCATATTTTTGGTCTTGAAAATCGGGATATTCAAAAATTTGGTCCTGAATGTCTTCTTTAAACACTATGGTTTGTTGTTTTTTGTCCTGAACAGCAATTTGATTATATGCAATTATCAAACTTACAGCTAATGGATCAAACACAAAAATTATCAAAAGAGCGAAAATATTTACTACCTTGTTCATTGGCCAACCTGTTAATTCACTTAGATATCTAAGTGGACCAATTTCTGCAGCAACTTCATTATTTGCATTAATATTAATGATTTCTATATCAATAGAAGTTATGCTATCCGTCATTTCTTCAATTCTTTGTGAAACAACCGATCTTTCTTGTGTAGAATTATTTAACTGTTGTTGAATAGCATTTCTAGTTGCACTAGATGTACTGGTAACTAATTGTCCTGTGGATGGATCTACATACTGAACAATGTTGTTGGATAATCCTTGACTTAGTTGTTCAATAGTAGAACTTAAGGTTTGTCTTTCACCAATATAAAGGTCTAGTTGTTCTTGAAATCTTTCTTTTTTTAATTCTAAAACAGAAACTTGTTGATTAATAATTGAAAATTGATCTGCGGTAGTTTGATATGCTGCAGTTAAGAACCCATAGATACCTGCAGACGTTATCAGTACTAATATACCTACAGCAAAAATAAAATATATTTTTAAACTTTTTTGAAGTTCGTTCCAATATCTAGTTAGAAAAGATGCTGTAACTAATTTTCCAAGTTCTAAAGTACTAGCCATGATTAATACAGGCACAAAAGCGCCTGCAAACAATCTTCCTAATCCAGACACGGAAAAAAATGCAGCTACACCACTAATTGTGAGAGCCGTTAAAAGTAACCCGTATAGAAATATCATAGTTTTAAATGCTTCCTATGTATCTTACACATTATCCATTCATTATAAAACATTTTAGGGTTTTCTAATGCACCCATTTCGAATTGTAATTTAGCCTCAAAATAAGAGCACTGTCCTCGGTTGAAACATATATGCACAACGTCCCTTCGGAAATGTTCTGGTCCGAGGGTACTAACGTCATGTAACAATTCTTTGTTACTTCCGTAATATTCTCTCCAATCAGAGTCAGTGCGAGTTCTTTTTCGAACTCCTTTGACAGTTCTGATTTTGGATTTAGTGAATAACTTTTTACCAATGTATTTCCTGCCTGACAAGAGGTTTGTAATGATATAAACAAAACCAAAAGCATTATCAGGTACTTCATTCATTTCTTTTTCTTCATATAACCACATAATAAAGCCTCACATATTAAGACTTTATTATTTATAGTTCTTCTTCCTCGTCATATAAATCGTATTCTTCTTCTTTTTCTAAATCCTCGCCGCAGAAAGGACAAAATACAATATTATAACTTATTTCGTCCATACTGTGTTTTATTTGAAATTCTGCTTCACAGTATAAACAGACTATTATTTTATGCATTTATTTCTACTTCCAGTCTTTGAATGTCTTTACGTTCACCGTATATAATGTAATGAAATAATTGATTATGTGAATTATTTACTAATACTTTATTATCAACCACGCCTAAACAAATCAAATTTTGATCTAAAGAAGTAGGAGTCATATGAACAGTAATACTATTTGTATCTACCAGGTCTTTCCAATATTCTGGCAACTCAATACTGTTACTTGTTTCCTTACCTCTGAAGTATACTGCAGCCTCTGGGCCTTCTAAACAAGCATGAACTAAACGTTTACTATCGTCACTTGGATGTTGGATATTAAAGGCTTTTATGTTTGCTGAAATTGTTCCTGTTGCAGTTAAATTTCCTGTTATTACAGAGTTGGATGTGACAGACCCACCAACACTAAGGTTTCCTGCTGTAACAGCCATATCACCTGCTGTAACAGTAACATCTCCTGATGTAACAGTAACATCTCCTGATGTAGCTGTGAGGTCTCCTCCCAAAGTTATATCATTATTAACATCAAGATTTCCCTCTGTGACAACGAAATCCCCATCTAAAAGTTCTAATCCAGAAAGATTGGTATTATCTGTGTGGAAAAAACCACCGAAATCCTCTCTAAATTCATTTAAGAGTTCTGTAGAAAATTTCCAAAACCTAGAAATATTTTCTTTTTTGGTTATTACTTTTATTCTAGGCATTTTCCAACTCCTCTAATGCTTTAACATATTCAGTCCTAGGATATATTCCTACTAATTTGGATAATATTTCTCCGTCTTTAACAAAGACCACTGTAGGTACTGATCGAATTTCATATGCCAAAGCTGTTTCTGGTAATACATCTATATCAATTGTTTCCCAAGATATGTTGCTGGTGTCTTCCTTTTGTAAATTTTCCATCACAGGTTTCAAAGCTCTACAAGGAGCACACCATGTTGCTGTAAATCTTATAACACTCTTCTTACTCATGTAATTTCACATCCTCCCGCCCCACAGGCCACCTCGCCTTGTAGGTTGGTTAAATCTTCAGTTTCAACTACCTCATCTAGATTTATATCTGATAAAACGGCAAGCATTTCATTATACTTATCTTCTTCAATATCTTCAAATGGAGCTTGAATATAGGTATGATCACTATGTGGTAAAACAGATAGTGCAGTAAAATTGTCACGATTGCTCCACATCCAGTTACCAACCTCTTCCCATTCATCAGGCTTTATTGTAACGGTGGTAGATACATTGTTTTTATTAGCGCCACGGCGATGACCTGGTTTAACCCATTCCTTCCAAACTTTCTCTACTCTTTTTAAGAGATCTAAAGCTGATTCTTGACGAGTAATTGCTCCTTCAGGTGCTTTCTGCGGTACTTCAATAACAGCCTGTAAGTTTGGCTTGAAGAATTCATCCTGAACAAGCTCAGGGTGATTAATAAGAAGATAATGATAAATGCTTTCATTCTTACCAACACGAACTCTACGAATATAATGTTCATTGTGCCAAGCATGAATACCTGAAGAAGTACCTAGAACTAAACTACTAGTGCCTTCTGGTTTGACAGTTGTGCATCTAGCTGCTGGTTTAGTGCCAATTATTTCAGCTACTCTTGCATTTTCTTCTTTGACAATATTTGCTGCTTCTTTCATGTTTAATTTCATAACTTCGCCTGTAGCAATACCTGTCATTGACACACCGATTAATGCTTCACGTTCGGTTGTTTTCTTCCAAATATCACGAAGATAATGGAAGTCAGTATAAGAAGCCTGTAAGGTACCAATAAAGGCAGCAGATTTTGCACGTGCATTGAAATCATCTTGGTTTTTGATATCTCCTGCATTAATGGTAGTTAAATTGCAGAATTGAAAAGGACGAAGTGAAATCTCAGCACAAGGATTCATACCCCAATCTTTATCGTTTGTGAAGAAGAATCCAGGTTCACCAGACCCAGACATTTCAATCTTTTTCCACAAGGATAAAAATACTTCTTCTTCCACCATGTGGCGAACAATTACTGCTGAATTGTTTGCACGACCACGTTGTGGATTGTTCTCCCACCAATTTCCAAACTTACAGGTTAACATATCATCGTCATCAATATTAAACAATGAAATCATGGCAGAACGACGAATACCACCTGCTAATACTGCATCAGCAATATAACACATTATATCATGGACTTCAAGAGTAGAAAGTTTTTCACCGTTTTCTTTGCGATCTAAAACTTTCTTTACGTTGTGTACACAATCGTGTAATGGTTCTGGGCCAGGAGCTTTACCACCTGAAGTAATTAACTTTGCTCCTTTGGCTCGGATATCTGTGAAATCGAAAATTGGCAAAGCCTTCCCTTTCATGTAAGCAGACATTAAAACTTTAATACAATCAGCCCATCCTTCAATACTGTCGCTAACCAAGTAGCGTCGGTATTCAGTTGGTTTAGTAATAACAGGAAGTTTTTCTACATGATGTCTTTGTACTGAGTAACCTACACCTGTTCCTGATAATAGAAGGAACATGATCTCACTAAAAGCATCTATGTGGTCAACAGGAAGGAAACAACAATTATATAATCTTGCATTATTAATAGCAATAGGCTTACCTGCAAATTGCATAGAACGCATAGAAGGTAATACCTTCTTATCATAAACAAATTTATATGCATCAGTAATTTCCTTCTTTAACTCAGGAAATCTTGCAATGTGCATAGCCTTGTTTCTGTCTACTAATTCTTTCCAATTTTCTCTACGATTTTTTTTATTATCAAATTTTGCATATTTCATGAAAACAGTAATATCCGACAAAATCTCCGAAGTCAACTCCAATTTTCTCATTTCTAGTTTTGCTCCTATAATTCTAATGCTTTTTTAACATTTGGTGGGAAGTAAGTTTCTGGTTTTAGAATTTTGCCATCTTCTCTTTTAATGACCTTTCCGTCTACGGTTTTGCTCATATTGGAGGAGGTAATTTCTTGCCAAACTGGCTGTATGGGTATCCCTAAAGAATTACACAAACCTAAAATAACCCATATAAGGTCGCCGCAGGCATCTGCTACTTCAACAACATCTTGATTTTGATGGCCTTGTTTAAGTTCCTCAAACTCCTCACGGATTAATTCCATGTACAAGTTCACTTGATTCTCGTTTGAGGTTTCGTAGCTTGGGCTATTTCTTACTTCTTGCCCACAGGCTTCCATGAAATATTTTACATCATCTTGCATACTAATTGTCACCTTGTGAAAAGTTATTTATCATTGGGAAGATTTCAGCTATTGCTGTGGCACAGGCTCTGGCAATTTCACGATGTTCCTTCTGTGTAGATTTATCTGTACGAATTTCTATATAATGGATCCAACTTCTGATAGTACCGTTCATGTACATTCTAGAAGTAGTTAACCCTTCTGGGAGTACTGCACGGGCAACTTCTTTAGCAATACCTTTTGATATAGCCCAGTTGTAGGCTTCCTTTACCTGGGTTATTAGCTCCATTTGCTTTAAATACCATTCATCTTCAAGATCAGGATCATTTATTTCAATACTGTTTTGACGATTCTTAGTATCCTGTAAACGAGCCTCACGAATTTCAAAAGTTAATTCTTTAACCGGATCAGCATAACGTTGACTGAATTCTTGAAAACTAAAACTACGATGTCTTAATATTTGTCTTGCAATATCACGGGTTGTTTCAATTTCTAAACATACATTTGCCATTTCAAATGGACTCCAGTGTTTCCATCTGATAAGATAATCTATTAACTTATCCGCAGTTTCCTGATTGTACTGATTGCTAGGGTTGCTAACCCGAGCACAAAAAGATACAAGATTAGTTACATCATCAAGTTCTACTGGTATTGCTTCTGGATTAAGTTTTGTATAACTTATAAGTTTTACATTCATTAACAGTTTCTCCATTCTATAAATTTCAATTGAGCCATTAAACCATTATAGGTATTTTTTGCAATAATATTTTCCACATCGTGACCTGCTGAAACCATATCATTAATATCTTTCTCTAATATATTACACGGCCATATACATACATTATAATTTAAATTAATATATTTGTCAACTAAGTCGCATACCTGAGTATTACGTGGTTGATTATCTACAACCACTACAATTTTATCTTTAGGTAAAGACAAAGTTTCTAGTTTATTGAATCCGGTTCCAGCGACTGCTAAACTATTAGAAAGAAATAAACTATCAATTGGTCCTTCAACAATAGGTATAGTTTTCTTCTTGTCTACCTTGTTTAGACCAAATATTAAAGTTGCATTTTCATCAATTTTTATATTGATATAACGCAAATGCTCATTGCGCATTCCTCTCATAGCAACACCCAACAAGTTTTCTTCCTCATCATAAAAAGGAAGAAGCAATCTAGGCTCATTGGTTTTAATAGCCCAATATTTAGGAGCAATTTTTATTATATCTTTTACTGAGGGAATGAAAAATAATTCAGAAAATTTTTCCTTAGGAATATTTCTGTTAGTGCAATACAAGATTGCTTCATGATCTTCTTCTAAAGTATCTAACCTAAATGCAACATCTTTTAAAGGATCCTTTTTGAATACAGGCTCCTCATGATTATATAGTTGTTCTGGATTTTTGTGTGCTTTAGGGCCGTTCATGCCTGAGGCATAACGTTCCATGACATACTGTTGATAAGTATGCGCATCTAAATTTTGTAGAAATGTCCCGAAATGTTGGCTAACTTGGCAATTGTGGCATTTGTAAAAAAGATCATTTTTGTTTCTGTAAAAATAACCACGAGCTTTGTTTTTCTTTTTCTGGGAATCTCCACAAATGATACACCTACAATTCCAAAGATCTTGGCTCTTTTTAGAGAATAATGGAAGTCGGTGACCAATAATGCTTAGATATTTTGTATCAATAAAATAGGACATAATATACTCCTCCTTGTACAGGAATATAGTATATTATGCCCTATCTGTCAAGTATTAAGGAAGCAATAAATCTAGAATTTCATGTGCTATTGAGCCAAGAACCAAACTACCACCCAAAATAATCCATTTCCATTTTTCTAGTTCTGAGACTCTGGCTTCTATATCTCTATCTCTTTTTTCCTTTTCTTTTATATCTTCAACGATGCATTTTTTAAGGTCGTTCATACCATAAGTTAAGGCCTGCATTAACCTTTGTTCTGTCTCATTGATATCATCAGACAAATCTCTGCTTACAGTAGTAATACGAGAATGTAAATCTTTAATGTCACCCTTCATCTCTATCTTGAGTTTTTCCATTAGGGTGAATAACTCCTCGTCCGTGGTTTCTTGTGTATCAAGTCTTTCTTGATGCACTGCTAGCATTTTAGCAATGTCGTTAGAAACGTCTCCCATTTTTATAATGGCAGCGTCCAATTTATCAGAGAACATGGAAATTCTGCTGATATCTTGTTTAAGTAACAATATTTCAGTTTCTAATGACATTTAAGTTAGGGTTAAGATTCTTGTCTCTTGCTTTTTACTTTACCGCCATACTTTTTACTAGGTCTTCCACGTTTTGTTGTAGCTTTCTTTGCTACTGCCTTTACATCTTGAAGATCTACTTTTCCGTCGTTATTGACATCAGCAGTTCTTTTTGCAACTTCTTTAACCATTGTCTTTTCTTCTTTATTCATGGACAAGAAAAGAACTAAACCTGCCACGCCAAGTAAACATAAAATTGTAATTATCCATCCAGCCATTGTTAATTCTCCTTTTTCTTTTTATTTTTTCTGCGATACATTTTTCCTAAAATAGGATCGTATTTCGCAATTGCTGTTGCTCCAGTGTGAGCTATGTTGTTGGTAGGAACAGCACCACCAACGCCCATTTCATTGATATAATCTTTAAAGGTTTTCATATTTGCCTTAATTTTTCTATTATATATGTATCTAAGGAAACGGAGCTTTCATTTACTTCCTCATTAATCTGATAATTATCTTTTAAATAATTTAGATACACTAGAAATGTTTTTATTTCAGACCAATATGTTTCATCAAATTTATGAAAAAGCATAGGTATCATTGCTTCATCAAAAACATTTCTTAGTAAGATAAAATGATTAAGTAGTAAACGTTCGCTCAGTTCGCCAGTTTTTTTATATTTTCCTAGTAATCTTTTTATATATTTAAAACGCTTTAAATCCCCATGAAACTCTTTTAAAGAAATACATGAAGAGTTATTATAGTTTTTTGCTGCGTATAATAAAAAGTTTTCATTGCTCAATTCAAATTTATTCATATCAATTCAATTAGATTGTTATAGTAGCTGTTCCTCCTAAAATCCACCAATCACTGCTATACCACATTAAAATAGCTGTGTGTCCTACTTCTGAAAAAGCAATACTTGTTGCTTTTATATTAGAAATTATAGTCTGTGTACCTGCTGCAGAAGAACACATAATTATTTTAATTTGACCTGTATGAGTACCATCAGAAATGCTGACTGAATATGCACCAGCCTCACTTGTTAATAGTGTTACAGTCTCAGTAGAATTTATAGTACCTGCATTACTCACCGTTTGGGGACTACTAACATCTAAAGCT